AAGATCACGAACTTCTTCAACGCCGCGCAGGGCGTGGCCGGCCGCGACGACCTGACCGCCGAGGAGATCGGCGGGCGGCTCAAGGGCATCAAGGGCACGGACGACCTGTTCACCGCTACGCTGGCCAAGGGGCCGAAGGGCGACTTCACCGGCACCTTCGTGCGGAACGATGACGGCACCTATGAGTACGTCGGCGGCGCCGGCACGTCGACGCCTACCGGCGGCGGCGGGTTTCTCAGTGGTTTCCTCAAGAGCGCGGCGCTTGGCATCGTTGGATCTTTTGTCGGCCTGCCAAGCTTGGGCACGCTGGTTGGTGCGAGTGGCGCCGGCGCTGCTGCCATCAACCTCGGGACCGCTCTCGCGTCTGGCGCTTTCAGCCAGTACAAAAGCCAGGCCGAGTACGAAGCGGCGGTCGCCCGCGGCGAGGTTGCCGGGCTCGACTCGTTGTTCACCAACTACTTCCAGCAGCTGGACGCCGCGGAGCAGGCCGGCCCTGGCGTGACGCAGGCTGCGGACCAGCAGGCGGCGACCGAGCGCGAGCAGACGCTGGCAGGGCTGCGGGCACAAGGTGAGTCTGCGCTGGCCGAGATGCAGGCGCGCATGGCCTCGCAGCAGCAAGCCGGCGCCGAGCAGTCCGCCGAAATCGAGAGGTTGCGGGCCGAGAACCAAGCCGCGGCCGAGCGTAACCGTTTGCAGCTTGAGGGCAGCCAGCGCGACTTCGCGGCACGCCGTGCGTCGCGTCGTCGCGCAGTGGGTCGCGGACGAGGCGGCCTGCTGTCCGGTTTCAGTCTGCAGCAGCGGTCGCTCGGCAACACCAGCGCCGCAACATCGCTCGGCACCGCCGGCGCGACAACTCTGGCGGGGGCGTAATGGACAAGCCTGTGTGGGAAAAGGACCGGCCCAAGGATCTGAGCTCGAAGGAGAAGGCGTCGGCGATGCGCCGCGCTAAGAAGGCGGGCCGGCCCTACCCCAACCTGATCGACAACATGGCCGCGGCCAAGGGCGACAAGTGAGCAAGTACAAAGACCCCGAGGGCGGGCTCACCGAGGCGGGGCGTCGCAAGTTCGAGGCGTCGGGCGAGAGCAAGAACCTCAAGCCCGGCGTGAAGGAATCGACGCCGAGCGGCGAGCGTGCCCGCCGCAAAGGCAGCTTCCTGACCCGCTTCTACACCAACCCGAGCGGGCCGCTGGTCGACGACGACGGCGACCCGACGCGCCTGGCGCTGGCCGCCAACGCGTGGGGCGAGCCGGTGCCGCGCACCCGTGGCGCCGCCGCTCGCCTGGCCGCGAAGGGCCGCAACCTGCTTGAGAAGTACAAGCTCGAGGACGAATGATGGAAGAGTACAAAGACGCACCAGGCGGCAAGCGCCTTTCGCCGGAGGAAATCCTCAAGCGGCAGGAGCTCGCGCAGCGCAAAAAGGACGAGTTCCAGCAGCTCTACCAGGACGCGTACGAGTTCGCGCTGCCGCAGCGCCAGCTGTACGGCGTCTGGGAGGGCGGCTCGACCGGCTCGAAGAAGATGCAGCGCGTGTTCGATTCGACCGCAATCAACAGCACCCAGCGGTTCGCCAACCGCCTGCAGTCGGTGGTGTTCCCGCCGCAGCAGAAGTGGTGCCGCCTCGAGCCCGGCACCGACATCCCGCCCGAGCGCCGCTCGCAGGCGCAGGTGATCCTCGACGCCTACATGGAAAAGATGTTCACCGTGCTCAAGCAGTCGAACTTCGACATCGCGATGGGCGAGTTCCTGCTCGACCTCAGCGTGGGCACGGCGTGCATGATGGTGCAGCCCGGCGATGACGTGAACCCGATCAACTTCATCCCGGTGCCGCTGTTCCTGGTGAGCTACGAGGAAGGCGCCAACGGCCAGGTCGACAACGTCTACCGCCGGATGCGCATGAAGGGCGAGAGCATCATCCGCCAGTGGCCGGACGCGAAGCTGCCGCCGGAGATGAAGCGCCGCATCGACCAGAAGCCGACCGACGACGTCGAGCTGCTTGAGGCCACCATCTATGACCACAAGCGCGGCGACTACTGCTACCACGTCATCGACAAGGTGTCGAAGCAGGAAATTGTCTACCGCCGGCGCGATATGTCGCCGTGGGTCATCTCGCGCTACATGAAGGTCGCGGGCGAGATCTACGGCCGCGGCCCGCTGGTGACCGCGCTGCCGGACATCAAGACTCTGAACAAGACTATCGAGCTGCTGCTCAAGAACGCCTCGCTGGCGGTGGCCGGCGTGTACACCGCGGCGGACGACGGAGTGCTCAACCCGAACACGGTGAAGATTGTGCCGGGCGCCATCATCCCGGTGGCGCGCAATGGCGGCCCGCAGGGTCCGAGCCTGACCCCCCTGCCCCGCGCCGGCGACTTCAACGTCACGCAGCTGGTCATCAACGACCTGCGCATGAACATCAAGCGCATCCTGCTGGACGAGTCGCTGCCGCCGGACAACATGAGCGCACGCTCCGCGACCGAGATCGTCGAGCGCATGAAGGAGCTCTCGCAGAACCTGGGCAGCGCGTTCGGCCGTCTCATCAACGAGACGATGATCCCGCTGGTCACCAAGATCCTGGAGGTGATGGACGAGCGCGGCCTCATCGACCTGCCGCTGCGCGTCAACGGGCTCGAGGTGAAGGTCACCCCGGTCGCCCCGCTGGCGATGGCGCAGAACATGGAGGAGGTCAACGCCATCCTGCAGTTCGCGCAGATCGCGCCGCAGTTTGGGGCCGAGGGCGCGCTGGCGCTCAAGTCGGGCGAGCTCATCGACTACCTAGCCGACAAGCTGGGCGTGCCGGCGCGGGTGCGCAACTCCGCGGCCGAGCGCGAGTACCTGCTGGCGCAGCAGGCGCAGGCACAGGAGGCGGCGATGGCGGCGCAGATGATGGCGGCGCAGCAGCAACAGGTTGAGGCCGCACAGTGAGCTGGGAAGAGCTGGAGTCCATCGGCCAGACCGCGGATGTCCGCGACGTCAGCCAGTTGCGCGAGGACGCCGACCGCCTGGTGCTGCGCGTGCTCGGCACAGAGGACGGCCAGGCGCTGATGCGCTGGCTGCGAGACACGATTTTGGAGCAACCCGTCGCCGTGCCGGGTGCATCCTCGGACTATGCTTTCTACCGAGAGGGTCAGAACAGCGTGGTGCGGGATCTTGAAGCACGGATCAAGAGAGCGAGGAACCTGTGAGCGAAACCGCAAACGTCGAGCCCGCGAGCGAAAGCAGCGGCCTACTCGACAATGTGACGGTCGAAGACCAGAACGCGACACCCACCAACCCGCAACTAGCGGAGATTGACCACCGCGCCGACCCGGCCCAGGCCGCGGCACCCGGCGCACCAGCAGACCGCCCCGAGTGGCTGCCGGAGAACTTCTGGAAGGATGGCCAGCCTGCCTACGAGGAAATGGCAAAGAGCTGGCAAGACCTGCGCAAGACCATCGCGCAGGGCAAGCACAAGGCGCCGGCCGACGGCAACTACGACACCAGCGTGCTGAAGGTGGCGGACGACCCGGTGGCGCAGGCCTATGTCGGCTGGGCGCAGAAGCACGGCGTCTCGCAGGCTGCGTTCGATGACCTGGCGCAGACCATCGGCAAGATCGCCGAGGAAGCGGCCGGCCCCGGCATCGACCCTGACGCCGAGCTCAAGCAGCTCGGGCCCAACGGCGGCGCCGTGGTCAACGGCATGGTCGATTGGGCGCGAGGCCTGGTCAACAAGGGCGTCTGGTCTACGGACGATTTCGAGGAGTTCAAGGTCATGGGCGGAACCGCCCGAGGCCTGCGTGCTCTGATGAAGATCCGCGAAGCGTACGAGGGCCGCATCCCGGTCGAGTCGGTGCCGCTCGAGGGCGCACCGTCGAAGGACGAGCTCTACCAGATGGTCGCGGACCCGCGTTACAAGACCGATCCCGCGTATCGGCAGAAGGTCGAGAAGGCTTTCGCCGCCCACGTCAACTGATGCCATAGCCCACCCCTCCTTGGGCACCCTTCGCCCCGCCATGTGCGGGGCGTCTTTTTTCCAATACAACCTATTGATTTTTGTACCGTCACCGACCAGAATTGCGCACAAGGCTCACTGCATCCGCAGCCCTTACCGCACCGGACGGTGACGAGTGGCGGGCGTTACCCGCAAGCAAACGGCCCTGGCAACAGGCTAACCGGCGCGCAAAAACCTCACTCAACTCAACAAGGAGTACGAAATGGCTGTCTCTCTGAGCAATGCCTTCGTCACCCTGTTTGACGCCGAGGTAAAGCAGGCTTACCAAGGTAAGGCCATGCTTGTGCCCGCCGTGCGTCAACGCCGTGGTGTCGAGGGTTCCACCGTCAAGTTCCCGAAGGTTGGCCGTGGTGTCGCTACCCTGCGCGTGCCGCAGACCGACGTCACCCCGCTCAACGTGGGCTTCTCCACCGTTACCTGCACCCTGCAAGATTGGAATGCCGCGGAGTACAGCGACATCTTCTCGCAGGCCAAGGTCAACTTCGACGAGCGTCAAGAGCTCGTCCAGGTCGTCGCCAACGCAATGGGCCGCCGCCAGGATCAGCTGATCCTCGACGCGCTCGCCGCCTCGGGCACCTCGCTGACCGTTGCCAACACCGTCGTCACGTCGGGTTCGGCCACTGCCAGCAACATGAACCTGGGCAAGCTGCGCGAAGCGAAGCGACTGATGGACCGTGCGAACGTTCCGCCGGAAGGCCGCAACGTCATCATCCACGCCAACGGCCTCGCGTCGATGCTGTCGGAAACCTCTGTCACCAGCGCCGACTTCAACAGCGTCAAGGCTCTGGTGCAGGGTGAGATCAACACCTTCCTGGGCTTTACGTTCCACGTCCTGGGCGACCGTTCCGAAGGTGGCCTGGCCATCGACGGCTCGAACGACCGCACCTGCTTTGCCTTCCACCGCGACGCCATCGGCTATGCCGAAGGCATCGGGATGCGCACGGAGATCAACTACATCGCCGAGAAGACCAGCTGGCTGGTCAACGAAGTGTTCTCGGCTGGTGCGGTGACGATCGACGCCGAAGGCATTGTTTCCATCACCTGCCGCGAATAAGGAGCACGATCATGCCTTTCAGCTCTACTGGTCTCGTCGCCATCGGCGGTCAATCGAAGGCTGGCAACGCTCCGCAGATCTGGGCGTACACCACCACCGACGCCGCCGGCGATGTCGACGCCTCCGGCTACTTCAACAGCGTTGCTTCGCTGATGAAGGTCGGCGACCTCATCTACCGCGTGACTCTCAGCTCGGGCTCGGTCTCGACCGCTGGCTGGCACGTTGTGGTGAGCAATACCGGCTCGGTCGTGGACGTCTCCGACACCACTGCCCTGACCATCACCGACACCGACTAATCGGTTGTCATGTAGCACGGGGCCAGCTTCTGCTCTGCGGAGGCTGGCCCTCTTCACATTGGAGATTGGACAATGGCTGCAGGCGACACCGGCGTATCCATCTGCTCCGACGCCCTGCTCCTGCTGGGGGCGAAGGCCATCAGCTCGTTCAACGACGGCACCGACGAGAGCTCGGTGGCGGACCGCCTCTACCCCGACATCCGCGACATGACGCTGGTCATGTACCCGTGGTCGTTCTCCATGAAGAAAATCGGCCTCGCCAGGCTGATCACCACGCCGACCACTTACTGGCGCTACGAATACCAGCTGCCGGGTGACCGGCTCGCCAACCCGCGAGCGGTGTACCCGTCGGCGAATCCCGGCTCGACCATCTCGAAGGATTGGGAGATCCAGGGCGACAAGCTGCTCACCAACCTCGAGGCGGTCTGGATCGACTACCAGTACCAGACGCCCGAGTACGCGATGCCGCAATACTTCGTGCAGCTGCTGAAGTACATGATGGCCTGGCATCTGGCCGAGCCCATCACCGAGCAGCGCGAGAAGTCGATCTACTGGCAGTCGGTCGCCACCGGCGCCCCGGTCGAGAACGGCCGCGGCGGCTACTTCCGCCAGGCGATGCAGATCGACGGCCAGAACAACGCGACCAAGGTCATCGAGGACTACTCGCTGATCGCCGTGAGGAACTGATGCCGCGCTTCGTCGACATCCAGACGAACTTCTCGACGGGCGAGCTCGACCCGCTCCTGCGCTCGCGCATCGACCTGCAGCAGTACAACAACGCGCTCTCAAAGGCGACCAACGTGCTGATTCAGCCGCAGGGCGGGATGCGCCGCCGGCCGGGGCTGAAGCACATCGTCGAGCTGCCCAACACCAGCACCGAGTCCGCGGCCAACGGCGTGCGGCTCATCAACTTCGAATTCAGCGTCGACGACAGCTATATGCTGTGCTTCACGCACAACCGGATGTACGTCATCAAGGATGGCGCGCTGATCACCAACATCAACGCGTCGGGCAACCCCTACCTGACGACGTCGATCACCAGCGCGATGCTGTCGCAGCTGTGCTGGACGCAGTCGGCCGACACGATGATCCTGGTGCATCCAGACCTGGCGCCGACCAAGCTGGTGCGCGGGGCCAGCGACTCCAGCTGGACGATATCGTCCATCACGTTTGACAGCATCCCGCTGTACGCCTTCACCATCGCGGTCAGCAACCCGTCCGCGACGCTGACCCCGAGCGCGGTGTCCGGCAACGTGACCCTGACGGCCGGCTCGAGCGTGTTTACTGCGAGCCACGTCAACCAGTACGTCAACGCCAGCCCGCAGGGCCGCGCCCGCATCATCGAGTACGTCAGCGGAACGGTTGTCAAGGCGGTGGTCGAGTACCCCTTCTTCAGCACCGCCGCCATCGCCAGCGGCAGCTGGGAGCTCGAAACGGGCTACGAGGCGGTGTGGTCGTCCGGCAAGGGCTGGCCGCGCACGGTTACCTTCCACGAAGGGCGTCTGTACTTCGGCGGCTCGAAGTCTCGGCCGTCGACCATCTGGGGCAGCAAGATCGGCCTCTTCTTCGACTTCGTCGCCACCGAGGCGCTGGACGACGACGCGGTCGAGGCCACGCTCGACACCAACCAGCTGAACGTCATCGTCGACATTATCAGCGGCAAGGACTTGCAGATCTTCACCACCGGGGGCGAGTTCTACGTCCCGCAGGCTGGCACCGAGCCGATCACCCCGCTCACCTTCACGTTCAAGGCGGTGTCCCGAAATGGGACAAAGCCGGGCACGCGGGTGGAGCAGCTCGAGACCGGCACGGTGTACATCCAGCGCCAGGGCAAGGCGCTGAACGAGTTCCTGTTCTCCGACTCGCAGCTCACCTACGTCACGCAGCGGGTCTCGCTGCTGGCTGGGCACCTGCTCAAGACGCCGGCGCGTATGGCGCTGCGTCGTGCCACGTCGACCGACGAGGGTGACCTGCTGATGATCATCAACGACGCCGACGGCACCCTGGCCGCGTTCAGCGTGATGCGCTCGCAGCAGGTGGTGGCGCCCTCGGAGTTCATCACCGACGGCCTGTTCAAGGACGTGCAGACCGACGTGTCGGACATCTACGTCGTCGTGCGCCGTACCTTCAACGGCACCAACCGATTCTTCGTCGAGCTGTTCCGCGACACGCTGTTCACCGACTGCGCGTTCACCGGCGGCGCAGCCGCGAGCGCATCCAGCCTGCCGCACGTCGGCAAGAGCTTGAATGTCATCTGCGACGGCGTGCCGCAGGGCAACGAGACGGTAAGTGGCGGCGGCTCGGTGACGTTCGACCGTGCGTCGACCACCAGCTACGAGGTCGGCCTGCCGTTCACGGTGTACGCCAAGACGATGCCGGTCGAGCTCCAGCTGCAGACCGGCAACCGCGTCAGCTTCAAGAAGCGGGTGGTGGAGATCAACGCCATCGTCGACGAGACGCAGCACCTCAACATCAACAACCAGCCGGTGCCGTTCCGCATATTCGACAACCCGCTGCTCGACGACCCCGAGCCGGAGTTCACCGGCATCAAGCGCATCAACGGGGTGCTGGGCTACAGCCGCGAGCAGGCCATCGAGGTCAGTCAGTCGCTCCCGCTCAAGATGACGCTGCTCGGCCTTGAGTACAAGGTCGCGGTCCACGGAGGCACCTGATGGCCATCTTCTCCCCATCAACCGTTCAAGCAATCACCCAGGTGTCTGGCGCTGTCAGCAGCGTCGCCGGCCTGGCCACCAGCTACGCGAGCGCGCAGTCCAGCCGTGCGCAGGGCATCTACCAGAACGCGATGTACCAGATGCAGGCGCTGGACACGCTGCGCCTGGCGGGCATCCGGGCCGACCAGGAGGAGCGTTACGCCGCGATCCAGGCCGGCCGCAAGCTGAAGGCCGCCGAGTTTGAGGCGCTGAACTTCAAGATCGCCGGCAACAACCTTCTGCGCAACCTGCAGCGGACCAACGCCGCGGTGCGCGCCCGCGCTGCCGCCAACGGCGTCGACATCAATACCGGCTCGGCTGCGATGGTGCAGGACTACAACACCAAGACCTCGTACCAGGACATCGGCATCACCGACCTCAACGCGCTGATGGCACGCGTGCTGGGCTTCGAGGACGCGCTGAACATCTACGCCGCCGGCAAGCAGCAGGCTGACTTCACACGCGAGGCTGCCGACCGCCAGGCACGCGAGCTGCGCACCGCCGGCCGCTTCGCAGAGACCAGCGGCGGCCTGCTCGGCAACGTGCAGCTGGCGCAGGGGGTGCAGAACTTCGCCAACACGTTCGTGAACCCGTTCAACACCGGAGGCAAGAATGGCTGACGTGCCGCTGATTCAGCCCGGCCGCGTGCAGCTCGACGGCGTGCCGCAGGCCACGCTGCCGACCATCACGCCACCGCAGGTCGACTACATCGGGATGCGTGTCGGCGCGCAGTCCGCCGGGCAGATCGCGCAGGCGCTGGACCGCATGAGTCAGAACCTGTTCGGCCAGGCCGAGGCATTCGCCGAGCGGGCCGGCCTGCAGTACGTTGCCGACAACCCGGTGACCGCGGAGCAGCTCGAGGCCGCCAAGAAAGGCGACGCCACTCCGCTGATCTACAACGACGGGCAGGGCACCATCTTCCAGAAGACGGTGAAGAAGGCCCGCGCCCTGGAGCTCTCGAGCCACTTCGAGGCCGAGGGCCGCGGCGAGCTGGTCAAGCTGCTGACGCAGGTCGAGTCCGGCGAGGCCACCTCGCAGGACGTGCAGAACCGCATCGCCACAATGACCGAGGGCTACACCGCCGCGCTGCGGCAGGCGGACCCGGAGGCCTCGCTGAAGTTCCGCGCCACGATGGCCACGCACGGCAACACGGTGCTGAAGGCCGCGTACGAGACCGAGGTCAAGCGCGCCAAGGAGCAGCGGGTCGCCAAGTTCGACCTCGACTTCCAGAACAGCGTGCGCCTGCTGGAGAAGACCGTCGAGCAGGGTTTCTGGCTGGACCCGGCCACCAACAAGCCGCGCAGCATCGACGAGCTCGCCGGTGTGTTCCGCGAGAACATCGCCACCTCGGCCATCCTGCTGGGCGATGCCGGGCTGCAGCAGAAGTACGCGGCACAGTTCGAGAAGGCGCTGGGCGAGGCCAAGATCAACGCGGTGACCAAGTTTGTCACCGGCGACGAGTTCATGCGCGACCCGCAGGCGGGCCTGCAGATGATCCGCTCTGGCCAGCTCGGCAAGATGTCCATCGTCTGGCAGGAGATGCCGCAGGACGACAAAGCCAAGGTCACGGCCAACTTCCTGCTCGCCGACAACCAGCGCAACGACCTGGAGAAGCGCAAGCGTGACGACGAGAAGCGCGTCAACGAGCAGCGATCCATCGACCTGCTCGAGCGCATCTACGCCATGCCCGAGAGCTCGCAGGGTCGACGCGATCTCATCTCGCAGCTGATCGCCATCCCCAACAACGGGGTGCCGATCGGCACGCTCAAGGATCTGCTGGCCCCAGCCGGCGCTGGGGAGAGCAATGCCCGCGTGCAGTTCAACCTGCTGCAGGGCATCTACGACGGCACGGTGAACACGCCGGACCAGATCTGGTCGCTGGTGGGCAAGGGGCTCACTGGCAAGGACGCGGTGTCGGCGCTCAAGCTGATGACCGGCGAAGGCCGGCGCGACCAGGCCGAGCTCGCCCGCGGGCTGAACCGCCTGGCTGGCATCAACGTGACCGGCGGAGTGGTGGTGCTTGACCCCAAGGGCGAGGAGTTCCGTCGGCTCAACGGGCTGCGCGCACGCGCCGCCGAGATCGAGGCCGCCGCCATGCGTGATGGCAAGGTGATGATGCCGAGCCAGGTCATCGACCAGCTGACCCGCGAGATCGAGCAGCGCCGCAACAGCGAGCAGGCGAAGAAGGCGCGCACGCAGCTGCAGAGCTACGAGAAGATGGATTGGATCAACGGCCCGCTCACGGCCGACAAGATCCCGGCGCTCAAGCGTAAGGCCGGCAACGACCGTCAGAAGCTGCAGCAGATCAATCGCATCGAGCAGCTGCTCAAGCAAGCCGAGGGAGACATCTGATGGCAATGAGCCCGGTCGAAGACCGCTACCTAAACACGTTGACCGCAGTCCAATTTCCAGACGAACCCGTTGAGCCGAAGACGCCGGTCGAGCAACCCGTGATGATGGCCGCCGGCCCGAGCTCGACGGCGACGGACGCGCCAGCCTCCATCGGCCCCATCCCGCGCAACAAGGCGCAGGAGGCGCTCGGCTACATTGGCGAGCTGCTGACCAAGGCGGGCGTGCAGCTCGACAAGGTGGGCGTGGACATACCGGCGATGGGCCGCGTCACGCTCAAAGATCTGACCGTGGGCGATGCCGGCCAGGTGCTCGAGGACATGAGCTACGGATTCATGCCGGTGCGCGGCGGCAACGCGGCCACCGGCGGCATCGGCACCTACGGCCTCAAGCCGGAGGCGCTCGAGCTGCTCAACGTGGCGCCGTCTGTGGGTGTAGCTACAAAGGCTGCAATCAAGGGCGCCAAGGCGACTGCCGGGATGCCGGTAGGCCTGAGCATCAAAGACGTAAGCGGGCAACTCCCCAACGTCGTCAGCACCCGTCTGCCGACCGCCAAGAAGGCCACCGAGGATCCGCTGGCCAACCGCCTGGTCATCGACCTGCAGGCCGCCAAGGCGGACCCCAAGGCCTTCGAGACCAACATGAGCCTGGTGCAGCAGTACCCGAACTTTGTGTCGAAGGCCCGCAACCCGGACCGCCGCGCCGAGGACTTCATCGAGCACGTCAAGGACAACCTGCTCTACCTGTACGACCAGGTGCCGGACCAGACGCGCCAGCGCAGCAAGCTCTGGTACGACGGTGCGCGCAACATCGTCGACCGCTGGGGCGGCGAGTACGGTGTGCCCGACCAGGCGCTGTCTGGCGTGCTGGCCGTGCTGTCGCCGCAGAAGGATTGGTTCATGAACGTGTCGCTGGGCAACCGCGTCATCGACATCGCGCTGAACCAGGCCGGCCGCGGGTGGGATGGCTCGATGGAGCAGACCGCAGCGAGGATCTGGGCTGACCCGAAGTACGACCCCGTGCTCGACCTGGTGCGCGGCAAGACCTACGCCGAGCTCGAGAAGCCCTCGCACAGGGCGCTGTGGCTGCGCACGTTCGACGAGACGTTCAATCCCCGCGAGCACCAGATCGTGACGCCGGAGGGCGACTTCGCAGGCGTGCGCCTGACGCAGTCGGGCAAGCCGTACGCCACCGGCTGGGGCTCGCTGAACGAGATCGGCAAGGCCGTCTCGATCCTGGAGAACCCGTCGCTGGAGAACATCAGCGTGATGCTCGGCGAGCAGCACAAGGTGCGGAACTTCTACAACAACATCTACGCGCCGGGCGACCCTGCCGGCCACGTCACCATCGACACGCACGCGGTCGCCGCGGGCCTGCTGCGCCCGCTGTCGGGTGGCAGCCGCGAGGTGATGCACAACTTCGGCGGCGGGATGCTGGGCGAGCGTGGCGCGGCGAGCAGCTCCATCACCGGATCGCGTGGCACTTACGGCCTGTATGCCGAGGCGTACCGCCGCGCAGCTGCGGAGCGTGGCGTGCTGCCGCGTGAGATGCAGTCGATCACCTGGGAAGCTGTCCGAGGCTTGTTCCCGGACACGTTCAAGACCGAGAAAAACGCGCAACTCATTGACGGAATATGGGTAAAATACCGGAAGGGACAACTCACCCTAGACGAGGCACGCGATGAAGTCTTCCGAGCAGCTGGTGGAATCGACGCCCCCGAGTGGGAGCGCGCCGGACTTCGTTCTGGACCTGCTGAAGGACGCGGGCCTGCCGCTGACGCGGGAGAACTACCTGGGCCTGGCGTACCCGGACGGGGTGCCGGAGGGTCTGGACGAGACGTCTCTGCCGTCGGAGATCCGCCAAGCGTAACCGGGGGCCGCTCGGCTCCCGTAATGGGAGCTGAGTGATGGCCATCAACCCGAACCCGCTCGAGCAGCGTCTCGACTCCATCCTGCCTGACCAGCCGGTCCCGCCGGCCGACCCCGTGTCGACCGAGGAGTCGGTGGCGCCGGTGACCGAGATGCCGGGCGACCCGGCGATGGATCCGGTGCAGGTGGCCGGCATCGGGTCTGCCCTGCGTGGCATCGTCAAGGGCGCGGCGCGCAGGGCCGGCCGCGAGGTGGTGCCGCAGCCCGCCGGCGCAGCGCCTGATGCCCTGCCCCAGGCCGGCAGGGTCGGCAACTTCACGGTCGTGCCCGAGGCGCCGCAGACGCTGGTCGACAACGTGCAGCAGGCCGCGCAGCAGCGCCGCGCCACCGGCAACACGATGGGCAAGCCGGGCGGCACGCCGAACGAGCCGTTCAACCTGGAGCGGTACCAGACCGACGACGCGGCGGCCATCGTGGGCGGCGTGGCGGATGCGCTGGGCATCAAGACCAAGCGTGTCACGTTCGAGGAGATCAAGGCCAAGGCTGCCGAGTCCGGCATCAACGAGGCGTTTCTGGCGCGCCTGGTGAACCCGCAGGACGGCAAGATGCTGCCGAGCGCGGTCGACACATACAAGGCGCTCGAGGTGCTCGAGAGCTCGGCCAACGAGCTGGACCGCCTGTTCAAGATGGTGGCTGACGGCACCGCGACCGACGTCGACAAGCTGAAGCTGCGCCAGCAGATTGCCCTGCACGGGATGGTGCAGCGTGGCGTGAAGAACGTGCAGACCGAGACGGCGCGTGCGCTGGCGGTGTTCCGCATCCCGCGCCAGGGCAATGCCGACATCATCCGTCGCACGCTCGACGAGTTCGGCGGCGAAGGCGCGCTGCAGGACATGGCGCGCAGCTACCTTTCGCTGGAGTCGCGTGCTGCCAGGAACCAGCTGGTCGAGAAGTCGATGATGTCCGGCGTCAAGGACGTGTGGTTCACGACCTGGATCAACGGCCTGCTGTCGTCGCCGGTGAGCCACGCCAAGAACATCGTGTCGAACTCGCTGTTCGGTCTGTACCAGATCCCTGAGCGCCTGGTCGGTGCGTTCTACGGCAGCGCCCTCCCCGCCCGCCTGCGACGCGGCTTGGTGCCCGGCGCCGAGAACGATAAGGTCGAGTTCGACGAGGCGCTGACAATGATGCAGTCGCTGAGTACAGGGTTGCGAGAAGGGCTCGAGCTGGCCTCGCGTGCGTGGAAGAGCAACTCGCCGAACGACCCGCTCTCCAAGATCGAGCTCACCCGCGGCACAGACGCGCCGCCCATCAGCTCGGCCGCGTTCGGCATCGAGCAGGACAAGTGGATGGGCAAGGCCATCGACTACTACGGCACCGCCATCACGCTGCCGGGCCGTGCGCTGATGACCGAGGACGAGTTCTTCAAGGGCGTGATGTACCGCATGGAGCTCAACGCCCAGGCCATCCGCCGCGGCAAGACCGTGTACCGCGACGCGCTCGACCAGGGCGCGGACGAGGCGACCGCGGTGGCGCGTGCCGAGTCAGAGGTGACCGGCATCATGAGCTCGCCGCCGCCTGACATCGACGAGGCTGCGCTCAACTACGCCCGCCGCGGCACGTTCACGATGGACCTGCCGCCGGGGCTGCAGAAGCTGCAAAGCGCGTTCAACCACCCCATCGGCAAGGTGATGGTGCCCTTTTTCCGCACCCCGGCCAACATAGGCCTCGAGGTGCTGGAGCGCACGCCGTTCGCGCCGATCTCCGGCCGCTTCCGCGACGAGATTGCGCAGGGCGGCATCTACCGCGACATGGCGCTGGCCAAGGTAACGATGGGTTCTGCGGTGCTGGCCACGTTCGCCAGCTACGCCGCGGAGGGCAAGATCACCGGCAGCGGCCCGTCGCGCAAGGCAGACCGCGAGGCGCTGCTGCGTGACGGCTGGCAGCCGTACAGCATCAAGGTGGGTGACACCTACTACAGCTATTCCGGCATGGAGCCGATCAGCGCCCTGCTCGCCATCGCCGCCGACTATGCCGAATACGCGCAGACCGACGTCGACGACAGCCGGGTGCAGGAAGTGTTCCTCGGCGGCGTGCAGGGTCTGTACGAGTACATGAAAGAGCAACCCTACCTGCAGGGCATCGCCGACTTTGCCAAGCTGCTGGGCGGCGACTACGGGCCGGCAGACATCAACAAGGTGGTGGACAACCTGGCCAAGCAGTACGGCGGCTTCGCCATCGGCGGCTCGCCGGCGGGCGCGTACAACTCGCTGGTCGCTGGCATCGAGCGGATGCGCGACCCGACCCAGCGCGACTACCGCATGACGCCGGACGCGCCGAGCGGCATCAAGGGTTTCTACGAGGCGTTCAACAAGTACCGCTCGCGCCTGCCCTACTACTCCGAAGACCTGCCGCCCGCGCTGAACCTGTGGGGCGACCCCATCCTGCAGGGCCGCGGGAATATGTACGAGATGGTGCTGCCGACCCGCGTGTCGCCCGTGCAGTTCTCGGTGGTCGACGATCTGCTGGTGCGCATGGGCTCACCCATTGGGATGCCGGACCGCAAGCTCGATGGGGTGGAGCTCAACGCGGCGCAGTACAACCGCCTGATCACCATCTACGGCAAGGAGCTCGACGCCAAGGGCCAGCTCGACAAGCTGCTCGCGGATCCTGGCTTCGGCTTGCTGCCGCTGGACGAGCAGCAGAAGGCGGTGCGCAGCGCGCACGACAAGCTGATCGAGGCGGCCCGCTCGCAGCTTCGCACCGAGGATCCCGAGCTCGACGTGAAGGTTCTGGACCTCGAAGAGCTTCGCCGGGCTAACGGCTTGTTTTACAAACCATAACCGCGCAGTACAATTTCCAGTAGGGAGGCTTGACCAATGGCCACATACGCGATCAGCAACGTACCTCGGCGGGTGGTGTACGCGGCCAGTGGCACCGGCCCGTACAACTTCACGTTCGAGATCCTGGCAGCGACCGACCTCGCGGTGTATCGCGACGACACGCTGCTCACGCTGACCACCAACTACACGGTCACGATCAACGCGAACGGCACCGGGTACGTCACGCTGACGGCCGCGCCCACCGGCGCCACGCAGATCGCCATCGTCGGCGCACGCGCCATCTCGCGCACCAGCGACTTCGTGACCGGCGGCGACTTCTTCGCCAACACGGTGAACGACGAGCTCGACTCGCTGACCATCTTCTCGCAGCAGAACGCCGAGGCGGTCAACCGTGCGCTGCAGGCGCCGCAGACCGACCCGACCAGCATCAACATGACGCTGCCGCGTGCGAGCGTGCGTGCCAACAAGACGCTGGCCTTCGACTCGAACGGCAACCCGGTGACCGGCGAGGTGATCGGCAACAACCGCGGCAACTGGGCCGCTGGCGTTGCGTACAACAAGCGCGACATCGTCAAGGACACCAGCAACGGCAACGTCTACTACGCCAACACCGCGCACACCTCGAGCGGCTCGCAGCCGATCTCGACCAACGCGGACAGCGCCAAGTGGGATCTGCTGGTCGACAACGCCAGCGCCGGTGCATCCGCGTCTGCCGCGGCCTCGTCTGCCTCTGCCGCGTCGACCTCGGCCAGCAACGCATCAACCTCGGCGTCGAACGCCTCGAGCTCTGCCAGCGCCGCGAGCACGTCGGCGTCGAATGCGGCGACCAGCGCCAGCAACGCAAGCACATCAGCCACCAACGCCTCCAACTCCGCGACCACCGCGGCCGGCCACGCGTCGACGGCGAGCACCCAGGCAACGAACGCGGCGAACAGTGCCAGCGCGGCATCGACGTCCGCCAGCAACGCCTCCTCGAGCGCGTCGGCCGCCAGCACATCCGCATCGAACGCGAGCACGTCTGCGACCAACGCGGCCAACTCGGCCTCGGCCGCGTCGACTTCTGCGTCCAACGCATCGGGCTCCGCAAGCGCAGCTGCCAGCTCGGCGTCCGCAGCCAGCACTAGCGCGACCAACGCGTCCAACAGTGCAACGGCAGCTGCCAACAGCGCGACCGCCGCGGAGGCTGCGTACGACAGCTTCGACGACCGCTACCTGGGCGCGAAGAGCTCGAACCCCACGGTCGACAACGACGGCAACGCGCTGATCACCGGAGCGATCTACTTCAACACCGTGGCCAACGAGATGCGCGTCTGGACCGGCAGCGCCTGGCAGGCGCAGGCCGCGTCGCCTGACACGCTGTCGGAGCGCAGCTTCGCCGCCACCGCGGGCCAGACCAGCTACACCTTCACCGGCGGCTATCGCGTCGGCTACACCTTCGTGTGGGTCAACGGCGTGCTGCTTGACGCCGCGGACATCGTCGCCACCAACGGCACCACGATCACGTTCAACTCGGCGCTGCAGCTCAACGACGAGGTGCGCATCCTGTCGTTCAAGGCCGTCGGCTCGGTGGCCGTTGCTGACATCACCGGCTTGCAGACGGCGCTGGACGCGAAGGCCTCGCTGACCGGAACGGAGACGCTGACCAACAAGACCATCGCGGCCGGCGTCTTCACTGATGGCTATACCGAAGAGGTGGCCACCGCGAACACCGGCACCGCTTACACGATCAACCTGGCCAACGGCACGGTGCAGGTTCTCACGCTCACCGGCAACTGCACCTTCACCTTCCCCACCGCAACAGCCGGGCGCAGCTTCATGTTGTTGCTCAAGCAGGACGGGACCGGCTCGCGCACGGTGACGTGGCCCGCTGCTGTGAAGTGGCCTGGCGGCACCGCCCCGACCATCACCAGCGCCGCCAACAAGACGGACAAGTTCGTGTTTACCGCTGACGGGTCCAGCTGGGCTGGGTCGGTCGCTGGCCAGAATTACACGCTGTGAGGTGACTGATGTTTTCTGCGAATTCGACGGGAGAGACTGAAGTGCCCAGAGGTGAATCTTTATACGCAGTGCCCGGAACGTATACATGGGTATGTCCTGCCGGTGTCACGTCCGTCAGCGTCGTATGCGTTGGCGGTGGCGGCGGGGGATCTACATACACTGGCGGCGCTGGCGCAGGCCTTGGTTATAAGAACAACTATTCGGTAACGCCGGGAAGTTCATATACGGTTGCTGTCGGCGCAGGCGGGATAGGTGGTGTTTCAGCTAGTGCCGCAGCCGCTGGAGGGGATTCTTACTTTGTTAGCGCAGTGACTGTTCAGGGTAACGGCGGCGGTGCTGGGACAGGTTCTTCTAGCACGGGCGGTAGTTATGTTGGTGATGGTGGCGGAAGTGGTGGTAGCGGTACTAGCTTTGGTGGTGGTGGTGGTGCCGGTGGATATAGTGGTAACGGTGGGAGTGCTTCGCCGACGAATGGTAGCAATGGTGTCAGCGGCTCTGGCGGCGGCGGTGGTGGCGGCGCTGAAAATAGCAGCGGTTATCGTCAATCGGGTGGCGGCGTCGGCGTTTTTGGGCAAGGCTCCAGTGGCGCTGGGGGCACAACTAACTCAACTCCAGATAACTCCGCTGGAAAAGGCGGTAGCGGTGGAAGTAATGGTGTCACGCCCGCCGGTGGCGGCGACAGAGTTGGTACTGGTGGAACATTTGGTGCTGGTGGGGGAAGAGCGTCCCAATATGGATCTGGTGCGCATGGAGCAGTCCGCATCGTCTGGCCCGGCACCACTCGCACATTTCCCTCGACAGACGTAGGCACACCGTAAGGAGCGCATGATGATTGCAAAAATTGAAAACGGTGTTGTCACGGAATGGCCGCTTGGCGAACACCACATTCAAACCGCACACCCGAATGTTTCGTTCGGGTTCCCGTTGACCGACGACACCCTGCGCGATTTTAGCTATGCGCGGTTTAAATATTCAGACCCTGCGCAACATGACGCTGAGTTTCAAGAGGCGCGAGAAGTGACTCCGGTGCTGAATGGCGTCGTGGCCACTCAGGCGTGGGAGATCGTCGAGAAGTACACGGCAGATGAGAAGGCTGCATATATCGCCAAGCGTGATGCGGATCGGCTCGAGGCGGCGAAGGTCTCTGCCCGGGCGCAACGCGATTCGCTGCTGGCGGGTTCCGATTGGGTGGTGATCCGGGCGTACGAGACGAACAGCAACATCCCGGCAGAGTGGGAGCTCTACCGCCGGGCGCTGCGTGATGTGCCGCAACAACCTGGCTTCCCGCTGGACATCACCTGGCCGGCCGCCCCTAGCTAAGTACAAACACCATTAGCCCCCATTCGGGCGAAAGGAGACCGTCCCAATGGGCAAGTCAACGAAAGTCGCAAACGTGCCAAACGCTCCGGCCTTCAGCGCGTACGCCAATGCTGCCACTGCGTTAGCAAGCGGAGCGCAGACCAAGGTCAACTTCCAGGTCGAGGACTTCGACACCAACAGCAACTTCGCGAGCTCGCGGTTTACGCCGACGGTCGCGGGGTACTACCAGGTGAATGCCAGGGTTCAATTCAGCGGCAGCGTTACCAACCCGCTGGCGTACATCCAAAAGAACGGCACGCAGGTGCTGTGCGGGGATTACATCCCCGGCACCTTTTCTGGGCCCGTGGCCACGGTCAGCGGCCTGGTCTATCTGAACGGCACGACCGACTATGTCGAGTGCTTCGGCTACCACCTGACCGGCAGCTCGGTGAACACAAACGCGGCGCAGGACGCGACCAGGTTCGACGGCTGCCTGGTCAGACCGGCGTGAGGTGAGTGATGAGCGAGATCGACCCCAAGGACTTCGGCGCGTTGCAGGCTGACGTCAAGACGCTGACCAGCGAGATCCACCTGCTGCGCCAGGAGATGGCGCACGTCAACGCGATGATCAACCAGGGCAAGGGCGGGCTGTACGTCCTGGTGCTGGCGGCCGGCGCGGTCGGTTCTGCTATCACATTGCTTTTCAAGAAGATGCTGGGCGGTTGAAACCCTGGCGCAACACAGCGTGCGTACAGTAACCAAACGGCCCGAAGGGGAGTGCGATGGCAGCCCGAGTGTCCGATGAGGAGTTCATCGAAATCTGGCGCCGCGTTGGCGGTGCGCGTGCTTTGGCTGAAGAGTTGGGCATCACCGAGCGAGCAGCACACCGGCGGCGCCGCGACATCGAGAAAAGCCACGACATCGCGCTGACCGCGGTCAACCGGCCCGAGCTGCCGACCTCCAACTATGTGATGCGACCCGGCGAAGACACCACGATGCGGGTGCGCCTGGACGATGGCTGCATCATCGTCGGCAGCGACTGCCACTACTGGCCGGACATCATCACCACCGCGCACCGCGGGTTCGTGCGCCTGGTGAAGGAGCTCAAGCCCAACCACGTCGTGCTGAACGGCGACCTGTTCGACGGCGCCAGCAACAGCCGCCACCCTCGCCGGGGCTGGGAGTCTCGGCCGACCGTGAAGCAGGAGCTCGAGGCCGTGCAGGACCGCCTGCATGAGATCGAGAAGGTGGCCGGCAACGCCAAGTGCATCCGCACCTGGGGCAACCATTGCCTTCGGTTCGATGCCCTGCTCGCCACCCAGGCGCCGGAGTACGAGGGCGTGTTCGGCATGGCGCTCTCCGACCACCTGCCGCGCTGGAAGGCGTGCTGGGCGATCAACGTCAACGACCACACCGTCATCAAGCACCGCATCAAGAACGGCATCCACGCGACCTGGAACAACACCGGCGACGCGCAGATCAACACCGTGACCGGCCACCTGCACAACCTGCGGGTGACGCCGCGCACGACGATGGCGCTGACCAACGGCGGCGTGATCTACGGCGTCGACACCGGGACGATGGCCGACGTGTGGGGTCCGCAGTTCGGCTACCTCGAGGACGGCCCGCGCAACTGGCGCAGCGGGTTCGCCGTGCTCACGTTCATGAATGGCTACCTCATGCCGCCCGAGCTGGCGCAGGTGGTGGAGGACGGCCTGCTCTATTTTCGCGGCAAGCTTTTGGAGGTGTGAGGTGACGGACGAAGAGTTCGAGCAGCGGCTCAACGCGCTGGTGGGCCGGACCATCGAGGACGTGTACACCGAGGGCGGTGTCTTCGGCCTGGTGCTGGATGACGGCACCGAGCTCGAGCTCGACACAGACGACGAGGGCGACCTGTTCTGCCGCTTCCTGGACGCCGACCAGCAATGAAGCTGTACGAGAACTGGCGCGAGATCCTCAACAAGGCCTGGTCGATCCGGCTGATGATCATCGCCGGCGTGCTCACCGCGTGCGAGATCGTGCTTCCGCTGTATGCCGACGCCATCCCGCGCAACCTGTTCGCCGCCCTCTCCGCGCTCGCCACGATGGGCGCGCTGGTGGCGCGCCTGGTCGCGCAGAAGGACGTGTGATGCAGCGCACGCACGTCGCCGCCCTCTCGCTGTCGGCTGCGGCGCTGGTCGGCATCGCGCTGCATGAGGGCTACCGCGACGAAGCCTACACCCCGGTGCCGGGTGACGTGCCGACCATCGGGTTCGGCACCACCGAGGGCGTGAAGATGGGCGACCGCATCACGCCGCCCCGCGCACTGGTCCGCCTGCTGGACGACGCGAGCGAGTTCGAGACCGCGGTGCGCCGCTGTGCGCCGGTGCCCATGCACCAGTACGAGTTCGACGCGTACGTCTCGCTGACCTACAACATCGGCGCGGGCGCGTTCTGCAGCTCGACGCTGGCACGCAAGCTCAAGGCCGGCGACTACGCCGGCGCCTGCGCGGAGATCCTGCGCTGGGACAAGTTCAAGGGCCAGCCCCTAACGGGGCTCACCAAACGCAGACGCGAGGAGCACGCCAAATGCTTGGGCTACTGATGAACCGCTGGGCGATCGGCGCCGTCGCCGCCGTGCTGTTGCTGGGCGGCGCCTGGTGGAAGGGCTACAGCTCGGGCAAGGAGCGCGTGCAGCGGGAGTGGGACGCCGACCGTGCGCAGCAGGAGCTGGCGCGAGCCAAGCTCGTCGACCTGGTCCGCAAGGCAGAACAGCAGCTGCAGCAGACCGCAGACCAACAGCAGAAGGAGAAGAGAGATGCGCTTGACCGTCTTAGCCGCCAGCACCGCGCTCTGGTTGACAGCCTGCGCGACCGCGCCCAGCGCCCCGCCCCCGGTGCAGTGTCCGGTGGTGCCGGACCTGCCCAAGGCCAGCCAGGATGTACGGGCGCCGAGCTTTATCGACCGGATGCGGAGTTTCTTATCGGGGAAGCTGCCCGCGCAGACACCCTCCGAGCCGAGCTCGAGGCCTGCTACACCCAGTACGACGCGGTGAGAGCGGGCTCGCTGAAAAACGGCTCGCTGTGACGCGCTACAACCGCCTCAAAAGAAAAGGGCAAGGGATGACCCTTGCCCAAAGGCTGCGTGTTGTGGTGCGCGCTATGTGCAGCCGGATGGCCCCATGCCTTTCAGCATCCTCCAGATGTTGTGGTGAGAGCAGTTCATCGCCTTTGCGAGCTCTCTGACGGACGGATTACGGCCGAATCGACGGCGCAACACGCCGCGAATCTCGACCAGCTGCTGTTGCCTCGGGGTCATGCCGCCCCCTTCGTCATGAGGCCGAGCACGCCGAGGCGCTTCTGGTATCCGCGCTGCAGGTTGGCGACCAGGGTCGGGCCGCCCTGCTCCTGGATCAGCGTCTCGTTGACCTCCTTGAGCTCGCGCAGCTTGGTCATGCGCTGGCGCGGCTCCCACCGCTTGCTATTGGCGACGCGCTCGGCCATCTCCTCGTAGGCCTGCTCCCACTCCTCAAGCGTGGCGTAGACGGCCTCGGCCTCGGACTTGCCCGGCACCATGAGCGGGTAGCTGTTGGACGGCGACACGTCCTCGCCGCGCTGAGCGTCCTCGAAGTCGATGACCCGCTCCGCCATCTCGCGCACTTCCTCGCGCACCACCTCCAGCTCGGCCGCGTAGATTTCAACCGGCGGCATGACCTCGACCGGCACGCCGGCGTCGAGCTCGGGCTCCGGCAGCGCGATTGGCTTGACCACGTCGAGCGGGTTAGCAGGTTTGCTGACAGGCGTGATGTCGCGCTCGGCCGGGAAGTCAGCGGCTTCCTCGGCCGTGATTAGCCCCTTGAGCACGTCTGGGTAGGCATCGCGCAGGGCGAAGCCGCGGGCGCGCATCTGCAGCATCCGCTTGGGGTAGGCCTGCCAGGGGCCGGACTTGCCCCACAGGCCGGCGCGCTTGGCATCCTCGACGCTGAACCTGGCAATGACTGGGTTGCGGCCCTTGCGCTTGGCGACGCACACCGCGGTGTACTTGCCGGTGCCCTCCTCGCCCTCGAAGTGCTCGTCGACGCCATCGCAGACGGCACTGGCTTGCACCAGCGCCATCGCGGCGTCGCCGTACACGCTCGGCTTGCCGTTGATGCAGGCGATGTTCTGCAGCGCCTGCAGGGGCGCCAGGCCCAGCTCCTTGCCCCACTGCACGGCGACGAGCACGTCCTCCGGCCGGCCTTGGTAGGCCTTCGGCACCATCTGCGACTTGGCCAGCATCTCGCTGAAGCGCATGGCCTCGTCCAGGGTGACGGGCGCAAAGCCCTGGTTGCTAGTTGTTAACTGCATTGTTCTGCTCCTCGAGATACGTTTCGATGGTGGTGATCACCGCCTCGCAGATGCCGTCGATGACGCGCATCGCCTGGTCGCGGGT